AAATTTAAACGATCTGGGATTGCTTCGGTGATCCCAGATTACTTTTTATACTTATCAGTCAACACACATTCATAAGCAATAGCGACGTATCCAGCTATATCGAGCAAGGAATCCAAATGTTTTGGATCGTGTCGCAGCCGTCCTAATTTTAATATGACTCCAAAGATAGCAACGTCACTTGCTGTGATAGACTCTCCAGTTCTGTTTCCTAGGTAAGCTTGTAACATTTTAGCTGTAGAATCCATATTCTCATATGGCTGGCCGTAAGACTCGTTTCGGTCTTTACAAATTAATTCTTCGACCTCCTTAAGAAAGAAGGATCTAAAACTAGAAGGGGATCTCGTCGTCGATAAGTGTTTCTTTTTGTTTTCCATTTTTTTCACCTTTCATAATTTCATTTCCAAATTTGTCGTATTCGCCAATGCCTTTTATTTCTGATCCAGCAAACAGGTCTTTGACTTCCTTTACTGCTTTATTTTTTGTTTCGTATTTTTGTAGAATCCATGCGATTTCATCGAGGGTATAGACTCTATCGGCTGACTCCTTGTCGACGAATTGCATATCGGAAGAATCCCTAACGATTGCGTAGGTAAAAGCATTTAGTTCTATTGGGGCGATTGCGTACCAGACTTGCGATGCTTCTGGTTTATGTCCTTGCTTCTTTGCGTACTTCTCTAATGCTTGCCAGCCTTGTATAAGGTTCTTTGCCTTTTGTGCTATGTAATTGATATCGTCGTCTTGTACTGCTTTCTCGTAGTTCTGTTTTGCTTGCTGGAAGGCAACGGCTAATTGTGGCGACGCTAATCGTTCTAGCTTACCTCGTCCCCATCGTTGTACAAGACTCTTTGCAACGTCCTCCAGGGTAGCGACGACTGCTTCATGTACTTCATATCGCTTTGTAGTATCCAGCTTTTTATCAAAACTATTTCTATGTCTAATATCGCTGTATCTTTTATTATTGGATCTCATAAGCCATACTCCTCATACACTACACTTTTCGTCGAGCGAAAGTAGTGTATAGGGGTATAAGGGGTTTACTTTCGCCCTTACTTTCGCCCAAATTCCGTTACTTTCGCCAATATTTAAAGCTGTTATCATTTTACTTTCGCCTTTTTGGGGCATTGACCCCCCTTACTTTCGCCCTTTTTGGGTCTTCCCCCCCTTTACTTTCGCTTACGGAAGTAGAGGAATTTGCCCATTCTGGATGGATATCAGTCTGCCCATTCCACAAACTTTTTATAATTTTATTGAAGTCATTGAAGACCTGAAGATGGTAGATGCGTCGTTGTTTGATCTCTTCTGGTGCTGTTCTCTCGTCTATATCTTTAGACTCCAAATACGCCCAGAGAGTCAGAGCTTCTTTTATTCGTGATATTTCTTCTCTATACATTTCTTTACGGCAAGTCGTAATAGAACGACTGCACACTCCTACAATTCTTTTTAGTTGATATCGGATCTCTAAGTTGATTAACGGCTGTTGCCAGCGACACGCACTCGGCATGATTGTCAAACACAAGCCTATGCACTTCGAACGTAGGGTTTTCTATGTCCGTTACTGTAATCAAGTACATAGTATATGTGACGATCTTCAGCACTTTATACTGGTGTTCCCTCGTAATCGCTGGGATCGATAGGCTGAGTAATACGTCTACCTTTATGACAAAAGGAGCATATATTTTTGCCGTCCTTTTTGTATCCCTGGCGCGATCCAGCTTTGAAGTCGATAACCTCACCACAATCTGAACAAGTGTGTTCATAGATAGTGGTTCGGTATTTTTTTAATTTAAATGTTTCTGTCATGCTCATCCCCAATTTGGTTGATCTGGTTTTTTGATAACGCGAATACCTTTTACTTTTGTCTTTGCTGTATGGACTTGATTTTCTATGAATCCCTGATCCATCCACGCATCGACGTACCCACTCGCTGATCGTTTCGGCATGCCATATTCTTTGACAAGGTATGCTTTCAGCGATCTATGAGTATTAAGAGCAAGAGAGAAGGGTTCTTCCGTTCCCCACCTCTTGTCTATCTCGTCAAATATTGTTGCTGTTTGGTGCTTATCGAGCTTGGCTGACGCTACAAGTATGTGATCAACCTCCATTGTTCGGTCTACTAGGAGTCCATTTTCAGCTCTTACAAACGCTCTTGTACTGTTATCGGCTTGATCGTTGACCTTTACAATCCCACCCATAACGCAATTACCAATGCCAGACTCGAACCCAAGCTTCTGTGCTACGACTAATTCGTCACTCTCAGGCATTTGCCAGAGTCCATAAACCCATCTTGCTCCATCAACAAGAGCTGTCGTACCTCGTATTGACTCTCTAGCTTGCACAGACTTGCGTATATTAAACGTACCCTCCTTACGCATATGGTGAGCTACAAGTACATTTGCGCCTGTCACAGAGCATAATTCAGCCATCTCAGACCAAAAGAACTGAGCTGCTGCTGGATCTGTATTTATATCGGCATGCGCAAAAGCTTGTAACGGATCTATAATAACCAGCGATAGGTTATCCATTGCTATAAGTTGCTTCTTTATATTCTCGTAATGCAGAGTACTTGTGTACTGACCCATAACACTTTGGATAAACGGCACGACTCCACCAGCGTCAGGCATAGGAACGACAAACAAATTTCCATTAGCGCGATCAAGTAAGTTGACCCCAGCAATGTTTTGAATCCGTCGGTGCAAACTGTTGGCACTATCTTCAGCACCAAGAAAGACAACCTTCCCATTGCTGACCACCTTACCACCCAACGCAGTTTCTTGGTGCATCCCTCGATCTCCTCCAGCTACCTTCATTGCTAGATCAAGCATTATGTAGGACTTACCAAGGCCACCAATTGCAGCAATGAGTCCTGGAATACCTTTAGGCAGTATGTTTTCGATAAGCCATTCTTGTGCCGGAGCTTCTCCAGTAAATCTTTTCACGCCCCAATCTGTTAAAACGAGGGGGGCTTTGGTATTGGCAGACACTTTGCCCCCCTCACTATCCGTTGCACTAGGGGAGGAAAAGCCATTCGGCAACGAATCTTCTGAGCCAGGAACAACGTCATGAAGTATCTTCAGTTGGTTGTTGTTGGCACGTTTTAACTGGTATTTGCATTTGTATGTGAAGAGCTCTAGCCCTCGACCATCTTCGTCTAGGGTATCACCTCTTGCTTTTGCTCTCATTTCGTATGTTGGATATGCTTCGTCAACTAATTCTTGTAACGTAGGAAGGTCGCCTTTTGTTGCGTACCATGTTCGTATAGATCCCAGTATGACAGTAACCATGTAAGACTCTCTGCCATCAACGAGATCACCCCAGCGATCTTTGACAGCACCATTGAGTCCGTTGCCTGACCCATTAAGTTGAAAATGACTCTCGCTCGACAGATCCGATAGCCATACTGGACTAGACTCTATCCCACATGTTTGCTCTACAAGGCTATATGATCCACCAGATTTGTGTACACTTGGCGCGACGACTACAAATCCACCTTCTCCTCTTGTATCTATTCCAGATCCAAGCGTGTTTGCTCCAGTATGTATTTGATGATTGTCTGGTGCTTTATAAAAGTAATGCCGACCACCAGATCCAGTAACTTGTTCTAGTGTTGCTGGTAGATCGTCATTTTCTAATTCTAATGTATTTAAACTATCGTCGCCATCTTTGCCCTCGCCAACGTCAACATCGACAACAAATATATTATCGCTGACCTTACCAGTAACGACTCCAATATTATAATTCTCAAACCGACCTTTAAACCACATATCCAGCGTATGCTCATCGGCTTTCTTTTCTTGATATATTTTCCATTTGCTATGTGCTGGGTGTTTCCCTGGACTCGGACAAGCCGATCCCATAGCACAGCTACAGCTACCATCTTCTTTTACATAGTGTACTGGTATTACGCTAAAGCCTTTATCTGCCCAGTATTTTGCCCATTCTGCTTTTGTTTTCATTGTCTGCCCTCAAAAAAAAGGGAGGAGGGAAGGATTACAAAACCTCCTCCCAGAACCACCTTAGATTTCGTCGAAATTGACGTCGTCGGATTTGGTGGTACTAGCTAAGGGAGCAGAAACCTTAGCTTGTTCTTGTATGGGTAGAGCTTCTTCCTCTACATGATGTTCAATCGGATTTGTGTTCATACCCATGAATTTAAATGTTGGTATTCGGCTACTTCCTTTACCAATCTTAACTCTCGATGCACCAGTTAATTGAACAACGGCTGCTTTTCCGTCCTCAAAACTGTCCTCCAGTTCATCGTAGAGCTTCTTAACAAACTCCAGCATACCTACTTGGCTTGAGTTAAATTCTCTTTGTGGCTCTTCCTCGCCAAACACTTTCTTGCTGTACATTTGAACAGAAAAACCTTGTTTGTGTGCATCGGACGGCTTTGGAGTATTTGCTGGGTCGTTGTCTTTCCATACAACCCAATCTCTACCCCCAGTTAATTTTAGCCATCCCATTTGTATGTTAGCAATATCAATATAAATTGGGTTCGACATGATTGCATCACTCACATCTTGTGGCTCTCCTTCTGGAGTGGATATAAGCCACATGTTATCTTCGATAGAGTATCTTACGAAAGCATTTCCACCTGACGTATTTAAAAGTTTTAAAGGCATTATTTAAATCTCCTATGATTTATTATATCGCCACAAATTCTTACGGTGAGTGGCGAACACCGAGCCGAGGAGTTCGGCAGAGTACTGTGCCTTGATGTATTTCTTGGCACGACTTCTGAAATAGTCTGGATCAAGTCCTGACAGACCACAGACAGTTTCAAAATCTTTTCGGTTCTCGAAAATCCATTTGATAGCTTCTTTTGCTTGATTGCTTCTTGTGACGTTTGGGTTTTCGAGGTTCGTGGAGTCAACGATTGCCTGGAAGAGGACATTCCACCAGAGCGTTGAGTGTGTACATCGCGTTTCGAGATCGACTTCTGTTTCAATTATCGCTCTCCTAGCCGTAAAATTTCGTTGCAATTTCTTGGGCATCGTTCCAATAAAAACTGTC